GCTACTGCCAATACTTCCTGTTTGCTGTGGAATGAACCACGTTAGCGAGGGATAACTGCCATTGGGCAGGGAGTATAGTTCATTTGCTACAGTCGTTTCAGACTGCATCATGCGGCTACGCACACGGCCAGACTGCACGAAATTACTATGGTTTCCAGCCTGAATAGCCACGTTATTGTTAACACCAGCAGCTCCGATGTATTTCAACGGCAGCTTGTTAAAGTTAGAGTAATTCCCAACTAACATTTTAGCCCCACGCTACATCAAGTGATCCGTAAAAAGCAGAGTTAATAGGTGTAGCATTACCAGCGTACATCAACCATTGAAGATTTGCGCCATCAAAAATACGAGGCATTGATGGAAGTTGGTTAACCAAGTCACGCTCAGAAGCTACACCGACTGTGGTAATTGGCAGGGTGAAAATTGGTTTAGCCAAGATCACCACCAACGAACCAGATGTCATTGTGGCTGACAGGTTGATTGACTGGATGGAACGGATGCCCGTATCACCCGCAGCAAGAGGTATGAATGGGCCAACCTTACCCGCGCCAGTACCTGAGTAAACTACAGATCCAACAGGCGCAGTGGTGTTGGCAATCGGCAGCGTTGGGCTGGATGGCGTTAAGCGACTAGCCGTGCCCGCAGCATTTGTATAGTTTAGCTGAATGGTAGGCGTACCCGCACCCATAACAACAGATGGAACAATAAACGCCTGTACGCCAGCGCCTGTTGCATAACGTGGCAAAGTCTGTGTGCCAGTAAATGACTGTGCGCCAGTAGTGGTGACAGATGACACCGTGAACATTGCGACCTGATCGACAAGCATAAGGGTGGATGGTGCGCTTGTTGCTGCTGCTGAAAACGCAGATACGTTCAATACGTTCTTGATTGATGGCGCTACATCGCCGCCAGTGTATAGACCGTTTGGCGTTGCCGTTCCAGTGATGGTCTGCGCTGTTACAGTCTGCGAAACGCTGACGTTGTATGTGCCGCCGTTGTTCGCGCCCGTACCTGTGCCAAGTGAGGTAATATACGTACCCGCAGACACACCCGTACCAGTAAGCTGCATTCCAACGGTAAAGCGGTTTGTGCCATGCGTTGTGTCAGTAAACACTGTGCCTGAGATAGAGCCACCTAAAGCCGCTGTTGTGGCAGTCGTTGTGGTTGTATCAGACAGAGCCTGAAACGCGAGGTTGGCCGTAGAGCCGTGCGTTGAGTTCTGGAACGGGTTGCCAGCGCCAGTTGACAAGTCATACCAAAGACCAGCAACTTGCGCTGTTACTGGTAACGCGTTCTTGTTCCAATCAGTGCGATTAAACTGACTTGCAGTAATCGCGCTGATGATTTGATCCATTGATTGAAGTGCCATAACTTATCCCCAAACGGTTTGAATTGTGCCAATGTAGCTAACTGTGTTAATCGCTGTTTGCCCAGAATTTAGTAATATCGACAAATAAGCATCGTCTGCAATGATAGGCAAATCCATAAAATCAATCGCAGGAGTGCGCTCTGCTGTCGTTCCAGTTTCGCGCAAGATAATCTGCTCCAATGGCTTTACCAACACAAATGCCAATAGTCCAATATCTGCTTGGTTAAAAGTAACGGACACTATGCTTCGTAAACCCGTATCGCCGGGAGCAAGCGTTAAAAATGGATAGTTACTATTTGGTTGACTAATTGCAGAGTTGTTGCCCGTTGCTAACTGTCCAGTAATAGATGCTGATCCACAAGTTTGCGTTGGGCTTGTTTTTAAAACATTGTTTTGGTTTATGTAGGTAAAGCGAAAGGTTGGGTTGCCTATACCGAGCAAGCCAGCCATTTGAACGGCCATGACGCTCACACCCTGTCCATCTGTGTAGCGAGGCAATTCCTCCGTCTGACTTAAGAACTGCTCATCCGTATTGCTTGTATCAATGAAGGGATAGTAAAACAAATAATCCATCAGGATCATTGGCCCCATGCAAAAGTTACCGCCAGTAGGTGAAACCGTAAGTGTTTTAAGATACGTTTTGTAGCCTAAGTCAGCAACTGGAGGATTATGTGGCATTCCTCCGTTTACAGATTGACTAAGTGGCATACCGAACAAAGGCGAAGATGCGTAGTAAAACGGCAACGGATTGCCCGCACTTAACGTAACGTCAAACCAACTGCCATTACCAGTAGAGGCGGTAAGGGTCTTACGAAAGCTACCAATAAAGGTCTGCCCGTTTTCTTCAGCATCCACCAAGTCTTTGTAAGAGCGGATCGCCACTTAATTAACCTCTGATGTTCCGCGCACGATTGCTACCATGTTTGCATATACCGCAGCCTCTATGTGACCGCATGGTTTGTAAACAACGCCTTCAACCAAGAATACAGGTTCGCCGCACTCAGCGCATGAGTACAATGGCTCATCGCCTTTTGCCAAGTTGGGTTGGCTCATGATCAAGTCTCCGTGACTGTTAGGGCTGATGCGTTAAACTGTGGCTGAATACCAGAAGCAACGGACAGCGAACTATTGAGTGGGCCTGAGTAAAGCACGTTACCAGCGCCCGTTAAGTCAGTGCCGATCGCAACATAAGTCAGCGTAGAACCAGAAGCGCCGCACTGTGGGAACTGAACCAGCGCAGTGTTGACCGCCGTGTTTGTCGATACAGTCCAGCCGGCCGATGTGCGCAGAACGCCAATGCGGGTGTAGTTGGTGTATGCGGTTTCGTTAGTTAGCTGGCTGTTGCCAGTGCCCGGATCAGCCGTGTGAAGGCTTAGATACAAGCTAGTATACGGCGAAGACGCAGCATTGTCCGCCATGTTTGCCCAAGCTGTAGCGTTAAAGATTAGCTTCAATAAGTTGTTACAAGTGATGACTGACTTTGCCATGATATTTCCTTATGCAAATATAATTTATTCAATCCCGACTATGCGACCTTTTTCACGAATAACCCGCTTGGGTTTACGCACCGCTTCAATTGCTCGCCCTGCATTTTCCTGTTGAGAAAGCGTCATATTTTCTACAACGGATTTAACCTCTTTTACATTTTCGGTCAAGCCTTCAACAGCATCAGCAATCGCCATAGCTGCTTCCACTTCAAGGTTCTGCGGTTCTTCTTTAGGTGGCTCTGGCTGTGCTGGTTGCACTGGTGTCTGAAGGGCGCGTAGCTTTTCTTCTAACTGCACTTGCAAGATGCCAAGCTCCAACTCTTTCTTCCTGCGCTCTATTGCCACAAGCGATTCATCCTGTGGTGTGCCAGGGTTGTCGATCTCAGATAGGATCGAAAGCGTATCAGCCTTTGTCTTTTCAGCATTAGCCATTGTAAGTTCAGTGTCAGCGTCCGCCTTGCGAGCCAATGCTTCCGACTTCTGCGCTTCAGCCATGAGATACATAGCTTGCGGATCAGGCTGCTGGTTCTGCTGCGCTGCTTCCATCTGCTGCTGTTCTTCTTCGTTTGGCTGCATGACGCCCATCTGAACTAGCTGCTTGCGGAAGTATTCCTTGATGTCAGCAATGCCTTCGCCTTCCATGTTCATAATCGCCATCGATTGCAGAACCTGTTGGGTTGTTGGGTCAGTCGTAACTTGCATCATGCCCGTAAGCGCACGGACAGTTGCGTCACGGCGGCTGCTCGACGATGGGCCAACGTCTACGGCAACGTCAAACAGAGCATCGCTCAGGTTGTTTTCGTAAATCAGTTCGCCTGTTTCTTCGTCGATCTGTGGCTTCATCAGTTCAATCGAACCAACTTCTTCCATTGCGCCGACAGTTTTCATCTTGCGCTTTTCTTCAACGTAGATGTCTTTCGACATTGACAGCCATATTTCACCACAGCGCCGCACAGCCTTAGCCATGTTGCTCATGTAGATGAACGTCTGCATATCTAAGCGGGTCTGGATTAGCTCTACAGCCTTGCCACTGATGCCGCTAACCATCTTGTCGGCTTGCTGGCTGCTACCAAGAATCTCAGCCATGTCCTGCTCAGTGATCTGAAGCAGTGCTGCCATCGCTGGTGGAATCTGTGCGGACTTCGTGTAGGCAACAGGGCCAGCGGCGGTAGTCTCGCCATTAGGCCCAGTGATTGGATTGATTAACAGATAAGGATAATTGCGGATGTTATCCTCTGCCCACATAACTTGATGACCTGAGACTTGCTCTGGCATCAAGATAGGCTTTTCAATCGATGAAAGCGCACTGATCTCGCCCAGCTTGGATAGCTGCATGTTCTTCAGGCGCTGCGGGTCTTTGGCTAAACGCACATGGCCCATGCAACGCTCGACATTATCAACGAACCAACGCTTGCCGTAGACAGGAACGATGGGAATGTTCTTGCCAGCGATATAACCCATGTCATCAAGGATGCCGCCGCCGCTCATAATATACTTGCGGACACGCTTTCGCTTAACGCGCTTCTGGCGCACTTCCACAGTGCCGACAGCAGCCAGTGTTTCCTCTAGCGTTTCGTCTGCGTCAAAGTCGGCTTGCGTGTAGCGTTCTTCCTCGCCTTGGATTGTAAGGAATATCCTTACAGTCTCGCGGGTTTCTTCAACGCGATAGTATTCAGCGACGAACACAACGTCAGGCGTATCCCAATCAAACTCATACTGGTGAACAATTTTAGGCCATGTCGTTGGGTCATCATTCCATTCAGCCATGTAAGCTTCACGGGTCATAGAATACAGAACGAAGCAATACTTAGCGTCAGCCTTGTCCTGGCGCTTTGCATCAAGGTCAAAGAACACAGAGCTATCGGCGTCATAGATTGGTTCTATGCGGATGCGCTGCCGTTCATCCTCATCGTTTTCTTCATCTTCGTATGCAGTGCGTAAACGCCAAGCGCCATAGCCACCGCCGACTGCTTCCTCAAAAGCGTTATCGTATGCTTCTTCTGCGCCGCTGTCTCGTTCGTCTGCACGATAGAGACCATTGCACGTTTCGGTTAGCTTGTCGTTTGCTTCGCCATCTTTGCTAACAAAGTCTACGGCAATGCGGTTGTTACGATATTCGTTGATGATACGAATGACGCTAAGGTGAATCTTGTTTACC